ACGATCTACCCAAATAGCATAATCAAAAATTTCTTCATTTTGCATTGCAAAGAATTCACGTTTATTACGCAGTCCGCAGTATATTTGATTTTGGGCAAACAAGTTGCGTCCAAGACGTGCCAAATCATCTTTACAATAGTCGTGTATCATATTGTACCATTCTGTGCGATGATTGTGTCGATCTGCGTAACATTCTTCTTCGTTAGCGTATCCGTATTTGTCTTTTAAATCGTTAAAAATAAAAAGCTCAGAACAAAACTTTGAGCTTGATTGAAATGTATAACCGTATTTTTCAAGCATTTCGCAGACGGTATCTTTGCCGTGTCTGCCGTGTCCGACAACAAGTAATTTTGGTAACATATAATTAGAAACTCCTAAAGTATCTGTATATTATATGTTATTATGCAATCTTTGTCAACCGTTTTTTTGCTTGGCGTTGTGCCCAGGCCGCTTCAAACCCTAGCTCACCATATGCTGCTCTTTCGTGGTTACCCCACAAGCGTCTCAAATAAGATTCATATGTGCTGAGAATATCTTCTTCTTTCCAAGATTCGGGAATGAGCATACCTTTGACTAGCCAGTAGTAACGATTAGCTTCTTTGAGTTGAAAGTATGTCATACTGTATTTACAGTAGACTTAAATTATAGCGTTAACATTAACCAATAGTGAAGCCGTAGCCTGTACCGCCTGCAACTGCTTGTGAAACTTCAGTTTCAAGTTTTTCCATTTCTGCTTGTGCTTCTGCTTTTAGAGCATCACCGTTTAGTGTTGATCCGCCTTGCGGTCCAGCAATAGTAGCAAACTTACTTCTTGCTTCACCTAGCATAAACTTACAAGCAGCAAGTGTGTAATCTTTAATCCATTGAATTGCTAGATAATCATTAAGTAGTTGCTCGTCTGGACGATAGTTGTAGCAATAAAGTAATAGGTCTTCTTCTGCTCTTGGACGTTGAAGAATTGTTAATTGCTTGCTTGTAGAATTCCATTTAAATTCAATAAACGAGCCGAACATTCTTCCTACTAGTTCTTGATATTGACTAAAGAAATCGTATGTTGCAAGTCCACCAAGGTTAGAACTTGCTAACATATATGTATTTGTGTATGCCATATTGAATGGTTCAAACAATGTGCCGCCATCACCACCACCGCTACGTGAGCCAATGCTTCTACGGAAAATCTGTCTTACTTCAACTACTTCGTTTGGTAATGTATACGTGTTTTGATCAAGTACAGTAGGCATAAACATATATGACTCTTCAACTGCATTATCACTTCGTTGTCTAAAACGAGTTAGTGCTTTTTTCAAAGCAGTTTCATAATGTACCGGATCTAATTCGACATCAACCATACCTCCGCCTAACATTGCGTGTACGTAATCGAATATTTCTTGTTTTTGTGTTGCTAGTGACATACGAATCTCTCCATAAAGTATTTATCGAATAAATATGTATATGCCAAGATTAAGTTTATACAAACCAGAAAAGGGCCAAGACTATGCATTTCTAGATCGTCAGATTACAGAAATGTTTACAATTGGCGGTACAGATATTAACATTCACAAGTATCTAGGACCTGAAAATCCAGATGCAGAGAATGCTACTGCGGATCAGCCTCAATATGATGCTGTTAAAGAAACTAATATACAAGACTTGTTATTTTTAGAAAACAGAGATCGCAAGTATGATCCAAACATTTATACAATGCGTGGCATTTATAATGTACAAGACGTTGATTTTAACTTATCACAGTTTGGTATGTTTTTAGACAATGATACGTTGTTTATGACAATTCCAATTAATAGCTCAGTTAAAACTCTTGGCAGAAAAATTATGAGCGGAGATGTAATTGAGTTACCGCATATGAAAGACGAATATGCACTCAACGATTACAAAGTTGCACTAAAACGCTTTTACGTTGTAGAAGATGTTAACCGTGCAAGCGAAGGATTTAGTCCTACTTGGTATCCGCACTTATACAGATTAAAATTAAAACAAATTATTGATAGTCAAGAATTTAAAGAAATACTTGATTTACCAGCTGATGCTGATAACGACAACGGCGATACTCTTAGAGATATGCTTTCAACATATGAACGTGAAATGCAAATTAACGATGCTGTTATAAATCAAGCAGAAGCAGATGCAGCTAAATCAGGATATGATACAAGTCATTATTATAATTTAGAAGTTAAATCGGATCCAACAACCGGTAGTGATGTACAAATTACAAAGGTAGATGGAGAATCAGTAACAGTTCCACCGTCTAAGATCGGATATAGTGGATATTTGCTAGGTGACGATTTAGCACCCAACGGAGAAACATTTGGACACGGAATACAATTTCCTGTGACAGCGACCGAAGGCGACTATTTTTTAAGAACAGACTTTATGCCTAAACGTTTGTTTAGATATAACGGAACAAGTTGGATTAAAATGCACGATGTAGAACGTATGACTATGACAAATACAGATACTAGAATGACTCAAAAAGGTACGTTTATTAATAACGACAACTATGTATACAATGAAAAAGTTGCAAGCCAAAGTGTTGTTCTTACAGAAGGCGATATTGTAATTACAACATCATTGGCATTCCCAATTGATGCGCTATATCTAGAATTAAAATATGATATATACAGAAAAAATTATGTAATTGCTAATAGCGAAGGACTAATTACTGCTAATAGCGATAATACAATTTTAATTACACTTCCTGAAATTGCAGGAGTACAAGACACTATTGAATACGATGGTCAATGGACTATTAACTTCTACAACAACAGAGTAGCAGAACGTCAAGGACTTTCTAAAGCACTAAGACCTAAGGCAGACAACTAATGCAACATTTTTATGACGGACAGGTTAGAAGATATCTTACACAATTAGTAAGAATGTTTAGCGGATTTAAATATCAAGACGGTAAAAGCCAACAAGTTACTGTGCCTGTTATGTATGGAGATATTACTAGACAAGTAGGTAGTATTCTTAGAGACAACTCAGAAAACAAAATACCTAGCGCACCTAGAATGGGTGTATATATAACCGGTTTAGAAATGGATAGAACTCGTACAAGTGATTCGTCATATGTAAACAAAGTTAACATTAGAGAACGTGCATTTGACGAAAACAATAACGAATACTTAAACATAGAAGGCAAAAACTACACTGTAGAACGTTTAATGCCAACTCCATATAACTTAACTGTTAATGTAGATATTTGGACTACTAACACAGATCAAAAATTACAAATTGTTGAGCAAATACTTACATTGTTTAATCCAAGTTTAGAAATACAAACAACAGACAACTATTTAGACTGGACTAGTTTAAGTGTTGTAAACTTAGAAAGTATTAGTTGGAGTTCAAGAAGCATTCCTACTGGAACAGATAGCGATATTGATGTTGCTACACTAACCTTCCAAACTCCAATTTATATTAGTCCGCCTGCAAAAGTCAAACGTTTAGGTGTTATTACAGAAGTTATTACTAAAGTTTTTGAAGATACACCAGTAGTAGGTCTTGATACAGAATCAAATCTAAGAACAAATATATTTGTTGCACCTAGTGGCGAAGTTGCTCGTACTAAGACTGACAAACGTTGGCAGGATTCTTTAGGTCAATTAAATGTTAAAGCAAATGCATATCAAGATGCAGAATTACTTATTTTAAATAATACAGCAAAATTAGTTAAAAATGGTGTAGTAGGAGGGTTTGAATGGCCTGCGTATGTCAAGGCATTCCCGTCAACATTTGAAGCCGGAATTACTGCTATTAGACTAAGTCGTGCAGATTGGGAATATGATATTATTGGCAGAATCGCTATTAATCCTACTGACGAAACAGAAGCAATTATTGACTGGGACGATGATACAATTCCTACCGATACTGTAATTGGCAGTTCGTTAGGAGAGCGTAGTAAAATTGATTACATTATAGACCCTACTAAATCAAATCCTCAATCGTTTGGATTATCTAGCAATCCTAGAATTTTATTACTAGGACCAATTGGTGACGAAAGAAATGCCGACGGTGCAGATGCTTGGAAAAACTTAGACGGCACAGATTTTGTAGCAAGTGAAAATGACATTGTAGAATGGAATGGATCTAGCTGGGAAATTGTTTTTGATGCAGACGTTGACGTAAGCATTTACGGAACAGTGTACACAACTAACCTTAACACAGGTGTTCAATACAAATTTGACCAGGGCGAATGGATATTATCGTTTGAAGGTGAATATCCAAACGGTACTTGGGCTTTAGATTTCTAACATAATTACTTGTATGAGCAAGCAAATTATTTGTAGTGGAGCACTACTCTATTCTCTCGATACTAAGCGTTTCTTATTTTTACATAGAGCAAATGGTAAGAATAAAGACGTTTGGGGTCTAGTAGGTGGCACTAACGAAGGAGAGGAAACTCCTTGGGAAGGCTTAAAACGTGAAATCTTTGAAGAGATTGGCGAAGTAGCAATTAAGAAAACTATTCCTTTAGAAACTTTTGTGTCTAATGATACTAAGTTTCACTTCCATACATATCTATGTGTAATAGACAAAGAATTCCTCCCAAATCTTAACGACGAGCATAACGGATATGCTTGGGTAGAATTTGGCAACTGGCCAAAGCCGCTACATTTTGGACTTCAAAATACTTTAAACAAAAAAGTTAATTTATCTAAATTAAAAACTGTTTTTGAAGTTATAGATTTACTTGACTAAACAAGTTAAAGGTAGTATAATACTATTATGAAAGTTCTAGTAATTGGCGATGTAATAACTGACAAATATATTTATGGAACAAGCACACGTTTGAGTCCAGAAGCTCCTGTACCGGTTGTAAATCTAGCAGATGTTAAGATTTCACAAGGAGGTGCAGGTTTAGTATTTAAAAACTTAAAAAGTTTAGGCGTTGATGTTAAAATGCTTAATCTATCAAATCCTTCAAGTGTAAAAACTCGTGTAATTTGTGACGGGCATTATATTACAAGAATTGATGAAGATTACATTACTGACGGTCAAGAGGCACTTAAATCTATATTAGAAAAAGACTTTAGTGAATATGAATATGTTATCCTAAGCGATTATAACAAAGGCGTATTAGAACATTCAACTAATATTATTGCACACCTTAATAGTTTTGGTTGTAAAGTAATTGTAGATCCTAAGCGCCACGCAAGTTGCTATGAAGGTGCTTGGTTAGTTAAACCTAATGGTTCAGAATTTGAAGGCTTAGGATTTACAAAATGGCTTGGTAATATCATTACTACAAATGCATCTAAGCCTGTTATAGCAGAAATTGACAAAGAATATTATACTGTATCAGTAGAACCTGTAGAAGTGTCAGATGTTACAGGAGCAGGAGATTGCTTCTTAGCAGCATTTGTTTATGCACTTACTAAAGGATACGATTATCAAAAAGCATTAGAAATTGCAGTTAGCGGATCAACACAATCAGTAAAGCACGTAGGTACATATATTTTAACAGAAAAAGATTTGCAGCAAAAAGTTATTTTTACTAATGGTTGCTTTGATGTACTGCACAAAGGACACCTTACATTGCTAAAAGAAGCTCGGATGCTAGGTGATAAATTAATTGTAGGTCTTAACAGCGATGACAGCGTAAAGCGTTTAAAAGGCGCTCTAAGACCGTTTAACAACGTTGAAACACGTATGGAACAGTTACTATTAATTCCGTATGTAGACGAAGTTATTGTTTTTGATAACGACACTCCATATGAATTAATTCAAAATTTAAAACCAGACCTAATTGTTAAAGGTGGTGATTATACTGTAGAAGAAATTGTAGGACACGACTTAGCACCTGTGCATATTGTGCCTACAGTAGAAGGATACAGCACAACAAGAATTTTAGAGGCACAAGAATGAAAATTTTAATTACAGGACACAAAGGATTTATTGGTCAAAATTTAACCTTTTATCTTCAAAACGATCACGAGTTATTTGGCTACGATTGGCAAGAAGAACATTTGCCAGAAGTTGAAGGATTTGATTGGGTAATTCACGTTGGTGCTATTTCAAGCACAGCAGAACGAGATGTTGATAAAGTAATGCTACAAAATTACGAGTTTAGTAAGTGGTTATACAATCAGTGTAATACAAAAGGTGTAAATTTTCAATATGCTTCTAGTGCAAGCGTATACGGTCCTTATGAAAAGTTTAATGAAGACGATCCTAAACTACCACAATCGCCATATGCCTGGAGCAAGTATTTGTTTGACCGCTGGGTTTGGCAGCAACAACATAATGTTGTAATTCAAGGATTCCGTTATTTTAATGTATATGGTCCGTTAGAAGATCATAAAGGAGACCAAGCAAGTCCATTAACAAAATTTATTAAACAAGCAAAAGAAACAGGTACTATTGCATTGTTTGAAAACAGTGACAAGTATGAAAGAGATTTTGTGTTTGTAGGTGATGTATGTGAAGCACACAAACAACTACTTGAAAACAAAGAACCTGGATTGTATAACATT